CTGGCCAGGCGTAGAGCAGCATGCCGTCTTCCTGCGTGTATTTCGCGGATTTGCGCGCCTTCTCCTGCGTGAGCGTCGCCGCCATGTAGGTGGCTGATCGGGTGACCTGATCCGACTTGGGGGCGCCGATCGCTTCCAGCTTGGTTGCCAGGCCTTCCAAGGCAACGCAGTGCGCAAGGTCTATTAGGTAGGCGGCGAGCCAGAAATTCTTTTTGTCAGGGTCTGGCAATCGGGGGAAGGCCATGCACAGGTGCTCGGCCTTCGGTTTGCGAAGTGGGCGGCGCGGTGGGATGGCATTTGCCATGGCAGATCTCCAGTGGTGGACGAAGAAAAGGGCCGGTGCCGCGTGGCGGCTGCGTGGGCTAGATGGCTGGTGGTTGCGAAGAAAGAAGCCCAGGCCCGGCGGAAAGGAAAGCCACATGTGCCATTCAGAGCTGAGGTGCTCCAGCGAGGGCATGGCTGTATGGCGTGACAACCTGTAAACTCAGGTGTCAAAAGTTTGGAGCAGATATGAATTTGAGGACGGTTGGCAGCACCATTGCCCTGAGCATTCTTCTCACCGCTTGCGCTACTACTTATGAAGATAGGGCGATCAAGGATAAGAATTATTCTGGTGCTCTGTACTCGGTCAGTTACTACGAGGCCAAGGCCGGCAGAGACGACGTTGATAAGCTGGTGGCAAGAATCAAGGATGCCGCCGGTTCTCAGTATCAGGTGCAGTTCTACGAAGACACCAAAAAATTCATTCAATATAAAGAAAAGAATCGCGCCTTCTTCAAGGACATGGTCTTGTATATGGCCAATGCTCAACGAGGTGGTTTGCTGGATGCGGCGCAAGCGGCAGATATCAACCAAATTCTTTATAAGGAATTGGCGCAGCAAGCTATCTTGAAGCCCACGATTTTGAATGCTGAGCTAAAGGAGAGCTATCCAGATTTGCCGAAGTACATGGGCGCAGCGTACGAGTCTGAGTATCGCCGAGCTCTCAATGGAGAACTGCCGGATATGGAGGCGTATGCGTCCGTTTACTCGGCCATGAAGAATAGTGACAATGCAAAGGCTGCTGCGCTTTTGCCGGTTGTGCGCACAAAAATGGCTGACCTGATCAAGTCAATGGGGCCGGGTGCGTGGCGCGATCTTGCTGGAGTTCTTGCCGTCTACACAGCGACCCGCGACCCAGTCATTGAACAACATGTTCTGCAGTTCGTCACGCGCGCAGACCTCTCGAAAAAGCAGCTCAAGGAAGAGGTGGCGACTGTCCTTCCCGACTTGGCCGCCAAGGCAAGGGCAGAGAGAGAGCTTCAAGTGAAGATCGTTTCCGACAGCAACGATCCGTTCATAGATGAGCTTCCCAAGGCGCTTGAAGATTTTGATGAGTGGATAACTGTTGAAGACGAGGCGAAGCGAAAGCTGACCATTGCCCGGTTGCGCATTACTGAGCGGCCTGGAAATCCTCTTGTCAGAACGCAAACGGTTAGCGATCTGGATTTTGCTACGAGACTGCTGATTCCGAAGAATGCCAGCGTTCTTTACGATACCACCACAACCAACTATGAGATCAGTTGGAGCATGAATGTCAGCGATTCTGCTGGCAAGGGATCAAAAGTCATATCTGGCAAGAAATCTGAGCAGAAAATTGAATGCTCCAACATCCGATATAAAAATGTGTTTGGCGGTGAAGGCGAAGTTGGGTTGATCCCAACCAGCATCCAAGGCGTCTGTAACAGGAAGAGCGGCATAAACTTTGATGCCATCCGCTCCGAGGCTGTCAAGGAAATTGCGGGAGAAATCGTGCAGCTGCTGCGTAAGGACCAAAAGGTATCCGGTACTACGCGCAGTTAATAGTCCTCAGTCCTTTGTGATCTTTTCGTATTTCACAGCGTCATTGACAGGCCCAGCACCTTAAGTGCCGGGCCTTTTTATTGCCCGTTCTTTCCGGGCCGTCAGCCATCTCTGGCTGGGGTTTTCTGTTCTTGGCAACCCTGTTTGCCTCACCTGGTCGCCCGTCTACCGCGCTTTGGCAGGACTGGGCCGGGCAGGACTACCCGCGCAGAGCAGCGGCCCATGCCCGCTGGTGCTTGTGCCGGTCTGCCCCGCAGGTCGGGCAGACATCATCGGCGTGCAACTTTTGAAAGACCGGGGCTTGCCCGGTCGATGCCGTGGTGCCCGGCGCAGCCGGTTGGGGCGGCGCTGGATGATTGTAAACACGTTTACATAAATGGCGCAATTGATTTGTAGATGAGTTTACAAATTTGAATTTTCCCCATCCAAAAAAATTCCCTTGTGAAGCGTGTTGGGGTGCGGCTATGATTCAGATATGTATGGAAACACAGTACTCTCGAGCGAGGCTGAAGAGCAAACGCTCGTCAGAGTACGCGGCGCGAACGAGGCCGAAGTGGGGGTCGAAGTGTGTTTGAGCGAGCTGACGCGCCAGGGCGTGAAGGCCCTAATTTTTCCCAACGAGGAACTGCTTAGGACTTGGCGGCTGCGTCTTGCAGCACTTGCATGATGGCAGTGCTGGCAGCGTTGAAAGCTTTTGCGCGACTCAGCTTGTCGGACTGCGAGATCATGTCGAAGAGCACCGCCAACTCTACGGCAGCCGGGGATAGTTCTGTGGGTGCGTTGATCGCTGGCGGCTGGTCCATCTGGCCTTCACCGGTCAGTAGCCATCTCGAATTCACCTTGAGATAGGCGGCAACTTTTTCATGCGCCTCGGTGCGCAGCTTTTGGTCCCGCCCCTTGGCGTTCGTCAGGATCATGCCAATGTTCTGAACGGACGTGCCTGCCGCGGCAGCAACGTCCTTGCGCTCGATCTCACGCCCAAGCGCCTCTGATCGCTTCTGCATGGCTTGTAGTAGGCGTTCCCCATAGAGCATGGCGCACCTTAATCCCTAATATGTAAATTTGGTTGCCTCAACTCTTGTAAACATGTTTACAATGAGGTATGAAAAAAGATCACGCTATAGCGCTGCTGGGCGGTACGGCCAGGAAGGCCGCTGAAGCGATGGGCTATCGCGCAGTTCAAACCATCTACTTGTGGCCCGACGAACTGCCACAGGCGACCGCCGATCGTGTGATGGGCGCTGCCGCGCGGATCTCAAAGTCGGTAAGTGAAGGGTTGCCAACGTTCAGCAACCAGGAGGTCGCCCATGGCTGAACCCCTCTACCGTCCCGCGTTCATGGTGCTCTCTCGTGCCAATGGCGGTGTGCGCATGGAGCTGCGCAAGGGTCATCGCTCCGTGCGGCGCTCGTTCACTCCAGAAGAGGCGCAGTTGCTGATGTTCATGCTGGCGACCGCGCTGGCGGACTTTGATCAAGATCGCGCGCCAGAGATTGCTAAACAGGCAGTTCTGTGCGAGATCGGCCGTTACGGCAAGAAGCAGCATGGCTGACCCCTCATTCCATACCCGTCTGGAGCACGTTTGCCTGAGAGCGGATGGCACTCAGCAGGCTGTAGCGCATTTCACGCATGACAGCTTCGGCACCTCCCTGCTCACTTTGGTGTTTGCGGGCGCTCAGGTAGATCTCCGCTCGGCTGACCAGTCGATCCGCTTTCCTCGTGATGTACGGGTCAAGGCCTTTGAGTTCATTAGCCACAAATGCGATTCGCTGATAGCGCATTGCATCCGCCTTGGGCATGGCGTCTGCAAGCAGTGCCTCAATTTCGTCACACAGTTTGTGAATTTTCTGATGGGAAAGACTGGTCATGAATTTCGGTTTCCTTGTCAGTGGATTTTTCTTGTCAGTTTCTTCGGCCTGCTGGCTTCCCAGATGCCGGGCCACTCCTGCCGCAACACCGATTTGATGGAGAGGCTGTGATGCGTGCCTACCTTTGGTTTTCCCTGGTGGTCTGCGCTCTTTGTGTATGCGGTCGGGCTATTTGGCTGGCACGCGGAGAGTTCCCTCGGCGCACGGCTGGCCAAGCCGTAGTGGATCTGATTTTTGATTTGGTGATGGCTGGCTGGGCTCTGGGTTTGCTGCTGCAAGGAGGTGCCCATGCTTGAAGAACTGCGCCGAGAACTGTTCCGATGCCAGGCGCGAGCGCTGTGGCTGCGCTCGCTGGCGGTGTCTGATCCGCTTCTCAGCGCGCGGCTGCAGGCGGAGTCCAGTCTTGCATTTCTTCGTGCAACGCAAGGCGAATGTCCTCTGGACTCATTGAGCGGACATCCCGAGGCAGCCAGTGATATTTCCGAATCAGGTGGTAGTGCACTGCCTCCATGCCATCGATCGTCTTCCAGCCATGTTTCTCCGCAAGGTGGAAACCAAAAACTTCCAGCAGGTAGTTCAAGTTCCCATTCGATTCGTGCCACTTCTTGAGTATGTCGAAGCGATCTTTTTCGGTGTATTGCTGCTGGCTCATGTCCGCCCTCCTTGGCGTAATTGGTTGTGTGAGAGCTTCCATCGTAACCAAGGCATGGGCGGACACCCTTTTGCGCTCTCATGCCACAAGCCTCGCAGCAATGGCCTGCAAATGGGAAATCACTGCAGGATGTGCTGTCCGGGTCTCCTGCATGCGCTGGCAGCACAGCTCGCTCCAGCGGGCCAGCGCGGCCGCGCCGAAACCGGCTCGGCCTTCGCCTTCCAAGACTTCGATCATCTGGCCCAGGAACAGCTCCAGGGCCTGCGCCCATTGGGGGCTGCCGATGTTGTCTGCTGTGGGCGTTGCGGGTGCGGTGCTGTGGCTCATGTCGATGGCTCGCAAGGGGTTGTGCTGATGAGTGCAACTTTCTCAGTTGGCATCGCCCCTGGCTATGTCGAAAGTGAGCCTCAAGCCGACATTGCCGCCGGCATGGACGTGCTCGACGCGGCTTACCTGATCGCGCAGACCAGCCAGGGCGGCATCAAGGCCCTGGCGGTGCGCATGGGCATCAACGCCGGCACGCTGCAGCACAAGCTCAACACCAACAACGACACCCACCACCTGACGCTGCGCGAATCCGTGCGGCTGCAGGTGGTGACGGGCAATGCAGCGGTGCTGCATGCCATGGCCAGCGAACTCGGCTACGAGTGCCGGCGAACCCTCCCAGACCAGGCCGAGGGCGATCCGGTGGAGGCCTTCATGCATTTCCAGTCCGCCGTGGCCGAGGTCACGCGCGCCGCAGCTGATGCGCACCGGCAGCCGTCGCGCAATGCCGTGCGGCGCCTGGATCGCCAGGTGCAGGAACTCACGGTCATGGCGCAGTACCTGGCCCGCTCGGCACAGCAGCGCCTGGCCGACACCCCTGGAGGTGGCAATGCGTATTGATATCAAGCCTGAGGGCGGTGCCCGATACAAGCGTGCCCTGGCCGGCCTGGATGGCGGGCAGATTGCTCAGGCCACGGCCGAGGCCATCAACATGGGTGCGGGCCGCGTCAAGAATTCCATGCGCTCTGAAATGCAGAACGTTTTTGACAGACCCACAGGCTACGTGCTGCAGTCCGTGCAGGTGGTGAAGAAGGCCACCGCCGGAGACCTCAATGCGCTGGTGGCGCCTACCTACATGGGCGGCAAGGGCGTGGACCCGCAGCAGATCCTGGCCGCTCAGGAGGATGGGGGCCGGCGCCGTGACAAGCGTAGCGAGAAGGCCCTGCGCACGGCAGGCATCTTGCCCATTGGCTACCAGACCGCGATCCCGGCCACGCCATACCCGGGCAGCGATGACGGGCGCGGGAACCTCAAGGGCTCGACCCTGGTACAGCTGATTGCCTACTTCCAGGCCTTCGGCGAGCAAGGCTACCGGGCCAACATGACCAAGGGGCGCATGCAGGCCCTGCACCAGCGCGGCGGCAAGGGCGCGCGCTTCATGGGGCCGGTGAAGGGCATCCGCTACATCGTGGCCTATGGCCGCTTGCGCGGCGGTGCGCGGGCCACCGCGCGTGGCGAGTTCGACAAGCGGGCATCCAATCTGCCGCCCGGCATCTGGGCGGTGACCGGCACAGGCGGCGCAGATGTGCGGCCGGTGCTGATGTTCGTGCGCGGTGGCAACTACAAGCCGCGCATCAGCCTGGACGGGGTGCGCAAGCGCTCGGGCATCGATGAGCTGGTTCCTCGCTGGGTCCGTGGCCGCGTCTACGACGCATTCAAGAAAGCCAGTCAGGGCTGACGGCCCGGCTGATATCAGGAGAGATAGACATGCAACACATCACGCATCAGGTGACCTCGCATGACACCAAGGCGGATTCGTTTTCCGCCATTGGCAATGCCATGCGGGTGCGCCTCAACGAACGGCTGTACAGCAGCCTGGCCGAGGCCCACCGCCGGGGGCAGCCCGCCCTGAGCCGGCGCGAGCTGCGGGACTTCCACAACGAGTGCACGGGCGAATGGCTGGAGATCTCCAGCGTGGCCAGCACGGTCAATGCGCTGGTCGCGGCCAAGCGGGTGGAGGAGGTGGAGGCACGGGCCTGCTCCCTGCCGCCCCATCGCCTGGTCAAGCCTGTGCGCTGCCGCCTGCAACAGGCGACGTTGACGGACTGAATTGATATCGAAGGTTGTGCAGGCATGAATCACTATCCCCACCACATCGGCGACTTCGACACGGAGACGCGGCATTTGTCACGGCTGGAGCGTGCCATCTACCGTGACATGCGTGACATGTACTGCAAGACGGAAGAGGCATTGGACGGTTCGGACATGGATCGCTTGGCGCGGCGCCTGTTGTGTCGTTCGCCGGAAGAGATCGATGCCTTGCAGTTCGTGCTGGCAGAGTTCTTCACGTTGCTGCCTGATGGCCGATATCAGAACGATAAGTGCGAGCAGATTGTGGCCCAGTTCCGCCAGCAGCAGGAGGGGCGCGAAGAGGTCAAGAGCAACGAGCACCTGCGGCAGAAACGCAGTAGGGCTAGGCGTAGTGCTATCTTTTCTGCGCTTCGTGCTCTGGGTGTCGTGCCCGCTGCCAAGGCCAAGGCGGCAGAGCTGATGGCCCTGTGCCGCCAGCATGGGATCGTTGTGACAGATACCAGTGTCACGCTCAATGGCACGGACTGGCTTGGTGGTGATACGGGCAATGTCACGCCACGTCACGGTGATGTCACGGGTGTTGTCACGCCTCGTCACGGCGATGACACGGGTAACCAGAACCAGAACCAAAACCAATACATACCCCCCAACCCCCCTGCAGGGGGGGCGAACGGTGGATTGGCTATCGCCACGGCACTTGCAGGCAGCTTCCCGGAGCATCGGCGCACCCGGTTGGTGGACGTGGCCGACGCCGTGGCCGATGCCATCGCCCGTGGCGACGTGACCGCCGAGGAACTGCTGGCTGCCGCTGAGCAGCAGCGTGGACTGCTGGCGGCGAAGGATGGCAAGGCCTGCCCCAGCCTGCTGCGCTGGGTGCGTGAGCAGCGTTGGAGGGACGTGGTGATGCTGGCCTCTGCGGCTGGAGAGGGGCAGCAGCCCGACAACTGGGCGGACACGCGCAGCGGCGTCGAGGGCATGGCGGCCAGCCTGGGCATGCCGGGCTACGACGACTGGTGCGATGCGCGAGCGGGGCAGGGCCTGCGGCGGGCGTTCGCGGACTACGAGGCGGCAGTGCATGCGCTGCTGGGCGAGCGTCAGGGGGTGTCGGCATGACGGTGCGCACCCTCATCGGCGCGGCGGCGCCCCTCTCGATGTGCTTAAAAAATAGGCAGGATCGCGGGTCCTTTTTGGCCCCCTTGGAAGCGGGTAATTCGAGCCGCGCTCTCGGACTGTTGCGCAACCTTCCTAAGGGGGTTAAGTGAAGGTCCTGCCTTACTTTGATGCTCCTATTTCGCAAGCAGAATTCGCTGCTTTGATCGGTGTCAGCGAGGCCCGCGTGAGCCAGCTGGTGAGCGAAGGCGTGATCGTCCGGGGCGATACGGGCCACGAATGGCTGCTGGGCTACTGCGAGCGCCTGCGCGACCAGGCGGCGGGCCGTGCCTCGGCCGGTTTGGGTGGGCTGGACCTGGTTCAAGAGCGTGCGGCGCTGGCGCGCTCGCAGCGCGAGGCCCAGGACCTGAAAAACGCCGTCGCCCGTGGTGAATTCGCGCCCATCGGCGCCCTGGCGGACGTGCTGGGCCTGGCCAGCTCGGCGGTTGTGGACCGCATGGACCAGATCGAGGGCCAGTTGCGCAAGGCCTGCCCGGATCTGCCCGAGGATGCCCGCGTCACGGTGCTGCGCGTGCTGGCCGATGCTCGAAACGAGTGGATCCGTGTCACGTCCAAGCTGATCGGAGAGCGCGTGGCGGCCATGGCCGAGGCTCCTGACGAGGATGAGCTGGACGAGGAGGCCGCATTTTGAGCGCGCCCCTGTCGAGAGAAGCGATTTCCGCCATCCAGGCCGCCGCGCAGCTGGGCCTGTCCAGCCTGCGGGCGGACGCACCGCAAACACTGTCCGAATGGGCAGCCGACCACTTCCTGCTGGCCGGCGAATCCAGCCACCAGAAGGGCGGTTGGGTGGCATGGCCGTTTCAGATCGGGATCTTGGACTTCATGTCCGATGACCGCATCGAGGAACTGGCCGTCAAGAAGTCCAAGCGCGTCGGCTACTCCAAGATGATTACCGCCTTCGTCTGCTACAACATCGCGCACCGCCGCCGCAAGCAGGCGCTGTGGCAGCCTACGGACGACGACCGTGACAGCTTCGTCAAGACCGAGATCGAGCCCCTGCTGGACAGCAAGGACGGCGTGCCTTCGGTGATCGCGGCCCGCAAGCAGGGCAGCCGGGTCGAGGAGACCATCAAGTACAAGCCTTTCCGCGACAGCGTGCTGCACCTGCTGGGCGGCAAGGCTGCGCGGGCCTACCGCCGGATCACGGTGGCCGTGGCCATCCTGGATGAATGGACTGCGTTCGACCAGACCATCGGCGGCAGCAAGGACAAGTCGGCGGGCTCGCCGGGCACCTTGGCCAAGGGCCGGCTGGAAGGCGCTCCTTACCCCAAGTTCATCGGCGGCAGCACGCCCGGCATCAAGGGCCTGTGCCACGTCAGCCGCGCCTGCGAGGATTCCGATGACGAGGTCGACTACCTGATCGAGTGCCCGCGCTGCGAGGCCGAGCACCCGCTGACCTGGGGCGGCAAAGAGGTCATGCACGGCTTCAAATGGGAGGCCGGCAAGCCCGAGACCGTGCGCCACATGTGCCCCCACTGCCGGGAGTCCATCAGCCAGGCCGAGTACCTGCCCGGCGGCTGGCCGCTGACGGGCGCCTGGGTGTGCCGGCGTTCTGGCCGCCGCTTCGGCGCCGACCGCATCTGGCGCACTGCCGATGGCACGCCCTGCAGGCCCCCACGCACTCTGGGCGTGCACCTCTGGGCCGCGTACAGCCCGCAGCGCACCTGGGCGTCCATCGTGGACGAGTTCGAGAAGGCCCACCGCGCCCTGCAGGAGGGCGATGCTGGCCCCATGACCTCGTTCACCAACGAGACGCTGGGCCAGGCCTGGGAACTCAAGGGGGAGGGCACCGACGACCATGTGCTGCAGGCCCGCGCCGAGCCCTACGCCCTGGGCACGGTGCCCGTGGGTGGCCTGGTGCTGGCGGCTGGCGTGGACGTGCAGCGCACCTGGTGGCAGATCAACGTCTGGGCATGGGGCCGTGGCATGGAAAGCTGGATCGTGGACCGCCACATCATCGAGGGCAATCCTTCCAGCGAAGGCGACTGGGCGCCCGTGACCGCTTACCTGCAGCGCCGCTACCGCCAGGCCTGGCACGGTGGCAGCCTGGGCCTGAGCGCCATCAGCATCGATTCGTCCGACCAGACGCAGGCCGTCTACAACTATGTCCGCACGCACCAGCACATGCTGCCCAACCTGCGCGCCATCAAGGGCGACAACAACGACAACCGGCCCATCGTGGGGCCGGCCAGCATGCAGGACCTGGACTGGCGCGGGCAGAAGGTCAAGCAGGGCATCAAGCTCTGGCTGGTGGGCGTGGACAACGCCAAGGATCTGCTGCTGGGCCAGCTGGCGATCACGGACGCCGGCCCGGGTTGCGTGCACTTCAGCGAGGACCTGCCGCGCGAGTTCTTCGAGCAGCTGACCGCCGAGCAGCGCATCCTGGCCAAGGTCCAGGGCCGCGAGGCCTACCGCTGGGTCAAGCGCCGCCAGCGCAATGAGGACCTGGACTGCCGCAACTACGCCATCCACGCGGCCATGGCCCAGGGCCTGCACAAGTACACCGATGCGCGCTGGTCGCAGGTCGAGCAGATGGTGCAGCCAGCCCGCGACCTCTTCAGCCCGCCTGAACTGCCACCCGCTGGCGCACTTCCGGCCGCTGCGACTGCCACCGCTTCAGCACCGTCGCCTGCTCCTACATCATCCCCTGCCCGTGCTCCGGACCCAGCGCCGCGCCGTGCAGCTCCCATTCGCCGAAACGGCGGCTTCTCCCGTTCCTGGTAGCCCTCATGACCTCCAAAACCAACACCACTCTGCCCCTCATGCAACCGGACGCGGCCAAGTCGCCCGCCACGCCAGAAGCGGATTTCGCACCAGACCTCGTGGACCGCATGTTCGACTATCTGGTCGAACTGTTACCCGAGCTGCGTGGCAGCCCCGCCATTGTTGAGCGTGTCCAGCAGCAGCTGCGCAGCGAGTTCGCCGGCCAGGATGCCTACATTCCCGCCCGGTCTTCCGTGGGCAAGGCAGAGGAACGCCGGCAGGTGCTGCGGCTGTGGAACGGGCGCAACGCCAAGGCTGTGGCGCGCACGCTGGGCATCAGTCGGGCAACGGTGTACCGGTACCTAGAAGCGAGTCGGCTGAATCCGTCTCAGGTTTCCGGGAAATGAGACAGTTGCCCCGGTAGCGTGCGGCATATGAGCACGCTCCAAGACCTTCAGATGCGCCTCGCGCGCCTCAATGCTGCCATCCACAGTGGTGAGCGCACCATTACGACCGAGGATGGCGCCTCGGTCACCTATCGCAGCCTGGACGAGATGATGGGCGCACGCCGGGATCTGCACACGCAGATCTCGGCCGTGGCCGGCACCGGCCAGTCGCGCGCCCTGGTGGCACGGTTTCGCTTCGCCGGCCTGCGGGACCGTTGATCATGCAGCGCCGTACCGTAGCCCGCAGGGCCTCCCCCACGCTGGTTGACCGTGTTGTCGGCTATTTCTCGCCCGCGCAGGGCGTGCGCCGCCAGGTTGCCCGGGAAATGCTGGTGCGCGCCTACGAGGGCGCCAGCCGCGCCGATGGATGGCGCGTCAAGCGCTCGGGGGCCAGCCCCACGGCAGACCACGCCGCCGATGCGCGCGAGCTGCGCATGCGCGCGCGCTCACTCGCGCAGAACGTGCCGAACATCGTGCGCGCCGTCAATGCCGTGCTCGCCATGCGCGTAGGCCAGGGCATCGTGCCCGTGTGGGCCGACGAGGGCCTGGCCAAGCGCTGGCGCGAATGGGTGCCCCATGCCGACTATGACGGCCTGCTGGACTTCTACGGCCTGCAGTACAAGGCCGAGCGCACGCGCGATGTCGACGGCGCCGTGCTCATCCGCAAGCACATCCAGCGCATGGGCTCCACGGTGCCGCTCAAGCTGCAGCTGCTGGAGATCGATTTCCTGGACGTGGAGCGCAACGGCGTGCTGGCTGGCGGGCGCGAGATCATCCGGGGCATCGAATACGACAAGCGCGGGCAGCGCGTGGCCTATTACCTCTTCGACCGTCACCCGGGTGATGCCGGCATGTGGACCCTGGGGCGCAGCGGCACCAGCCAGCGCGTGCTGGCCGAGGAAATCATCCACTTCTTCGACTCCGAGCGCCCCGGCCAGCAGGACGGCATCACGCGCCTGGCGCCCATCATCGCCAAGGTGCGCGACCTGCATACCTACGGCGACTCTGAGCTGCAGCGCAAGCAGCTGGAATCGCGCATGGGTGTGCTGGCCGAGATGGAAGGGGCTGGCGGCATGCCGCCGCCGCTGCCCGAGGAGGCCGGGGGGCAGAAGCCCGGCCTCATGGACCTGGGAGATCTTGCGGGCGGCGGCATCGTGGGCCTGCCGCCGGGCATGACCAATCCCACCTTCATCGAGCCGAAGGCCGTGCCGGGCTTTGGCGACTACATGAAAGGGGGTTGGAAGGAGGTGGCCGCAGGCTATCGCTGCCCCTACGAGCTGATGACGGGCGACTTGACGGAGGTGAATTTCAGCACCTCGCGCATGAGCATGAACCAGTTCCGGGCCGAGGTCGAATCCGAGCAGTGGCGCGTCACCGTGCCGCGCCTGTGCGCTCCCATTGCGCGGTGGTTTGTGGCGGCCGTGGATCTGGTCGCCCCGGTGCCGGCCGTTGTGGCTGCGCCGGACTGGAGCACGCCGCGTTGGGCCAGCCCGAACCCTGTGCAGGACGTGGCCAGCGACCTGAGCGCCGTCAAGGGCGGTATGCAGAGCATCAGCGAAGTGATCCGGCGCCGGGGCTATGACCCCGAGGCCGTCTTCAGCGAGCTGGAGGGCGACCTGGTGCAGCTGCGTGATCGCGGCATCCTGCCCCTGCTGGCTGCGCTGTGGGGTGCGCAGAACCCCATTGACTTAGTGGCCCAGATGGAGGGGCAGGGGCAGAAGTGAAATCGTCTCAGTTTTCCGGGATTTGAGACAGTCAAACCGGAAAACTGAGCGCCATGCCACAAGCCAACGCCCAATCTTCCGCGCCCCAGGTCCACGATTTGCCGGTGCAGACGCGCGCCGCAAGCCTGGTCCCCGACACCTACAACGAGGCCGACAGCACGGTCGAGGTGGTCTGGACCACGGGCGCCATGGTGCGCCGCTACGACTGGTGGAACGACCGTCCCTACGACGAGGACCTGCAAATCACCCCCGAAGCCGTGGACATGGCCCGTTTTGACGCCGGCACTGTCCAGGTGCTGGACGGTCACCGTGCCTATGGCGGCGTGGCTGCCATCCTCGGCATTGCCGAGCGCGGCTGGATCGAAGGTGGCGAAGGCCGGGCCGTGATCCGGCTGAGCCAGCGTCCCGAGCTGGCCGGCATCGTGGCCGACATCCGCGCCGGGATCATCCGCGCCATCAGCTTTGGCTACAGCGTCCAGCGCTACGAAATCACCCGCGCCCAGGACCGCACGGACGGCATCAACGTCGATCTCTACCGCGCAGTCGCCTGGACTCCGCAGGAAATCTCTTTCGTCACCGTGCCTGCCGACCCCAACGCCGGCACGCGCAGCGCACCCACTTCCCAGGCCCCGTCCGGTGCAGCGCCCCAGGGCGGCATGCCGTGCGAGTTCTTCCAACGGGCAGCCGCCCAACCTACCACCCAGGAGCACCAACGTATGCCCCAAGCAAACCAAGCCGGTGAAGGCGGCCAGACCGCCAACACCCCCCAGGGCGCCGCGCCCACCAACGTCTCTCAGGTCCCGCAGAACCGCCAGACCGAGGGTGCGCCGCAGCCCGCGCCTGCCGGTGCGTTCGACGGCCAGCGCGCCGCCGACATCGTTGCGCTGTGCCAGCGCCACAACCTGGCCGAACTGCAGACCGAACTGCTGCGCAACCAGTTCACCATGGACCAGGCTCGCGCCGCCGTGCTGACGGCGCTGGACCAGCGCAGCCAGGCCAACGCCAGCGGACCCACAACCACCATCCGCACCGTGGGCGACGAGCACGAAACCCGCATGCGCGGCATCGAAAACGCGCTCATGCACCGCCTGGACCCTGGCGCGCAGCTGGACGACAACGGCCGTCAGTACCGCTCGCTGTCGCTGGTGGAGATGGCGCGCGAGGTGGCCGAAGGCCTGGGCCAGAAGACACGCGGCATGAGTCGCGCCGAGATCGTCAACGTGGCGCTGCGCGTGCGTTCCGGCATGCTGGGCACGGGCGACTTCCCCGCGCTGCTCGGTGGCGTGGGCCAGCGCGTGCTGCGTGCTGCCTATGACGAGGCGCCCAGCACCTACCAACTGTGGGCTCGCCGTGCCTCCAACCTGCCGGACTTCCGTATCCGCCAGGCCATCGGCGTGGGCGGTGATGTCGAACTCAAGAAGCTCAACGAGCACGGCGAGTACACCTACGGCAGCCTTTCCGAGGATGTCACGGGCTACCGCGCCTTCACCTTCGGCCGCTCGCTGGCGATCACCCGCCAGATGATCGTCAATGACGATCTGGACTCCCTGACACGTACAGGGACCAAGTTTGCCGCCGCAGCGCGGAGCCTGGAAAACCGTCTGGTTTATGGCCAGATCCTCAATAACCCGGACATGTCCGATGGCGAGCCTCTGTTTGATGCCGCGCATCGCAACCTGCTGACCGGCGCAGGGTCCAAGTTCTCGCTGGAAGCACTGTCCAGCCTGCGCACGCTGATGCGCAAGCAAAAGGGCCGGGATGAGGAGACGCTGAACATCGCTCCGGCCTACCTGCTGGTCCCCTCCGACCTGGAAACCCTGGCCTACCAGTACACCAGCCCCAACTACCAGCCCACCAAGGCTGGCGACATCAACGAGTTCCGTACAGGCGGACGCACTGCGCTGGAGCCCATCGTGGAGCCGCTGCTGGATGACGTGTCCACCACTGCGTTCTACCTGGCGGCCCGCGCTGGCCAGATCGACACCGTCGAGTACGCCTACGTGGACGGCTACGAAGGCCTGCGCACCGAGACCTTCTCCAGCGAAGACGTGGACGGCGTGAAGCTGCGCGCCAGCCTGGACTTTGCCGCCAAGTGCCTGGACTGGCACGGCCTGGCCAAGAGCAACGGCGCCTGAGCGCGCCGCCATCCACACACACGCTTTCAGGAGTTCAACCCATGAAAAACTACCAACAGCGCGGCCACGTCATCGAGGTCCCGGCAGCTGCCGCCGCAGTGGCAGCAGGCCAGGCCGTGGCCATCGGTGCCATCCTCGCCGTGGCCAATGGCCCGGCCCAGGTCGGCGAGCCCTACAACGCCGAGCGCGTGGGCGTCTTTGTCCTGCCCAAGGCGGCAGGCACCGCGTGGACGCAGGGCCAGCCCCTGCGCTGGGATGTCGAAACCGGCGCGTTCGCCGTTGGCGGCGCGGCCACGGCCGGCGACGTGACGGGGGCGGCGTTCGCCTTCGAGGCGGCCGACAGCGCAGCCACGCAGGGCGCCGTCTGCCTGCCCGGCGTCATCGGCACGGTCGCCTAAGCGGAGCGGGTACTGGCATGACTTTCCTCCTCATCCCAGGCGCCGAGCGGGCAGGGCGCGTGCGCTCTGCCCAGCAGCGGCACCACGCCAATGCGGTGGCTGTCTGGCAGGGCGGCGAGCCCTTCGGCGTCATCCTGCGGCGCGGCCCGCGCGAGGCCTTGGGGATGGTGGGTGCCTACGTCCTGGCCTGCCGGCTGCCCGCTGACATGGTGCCGGGCATCGCCCAGGGCGAGCCCATCGACATCGACCAGGTCACCTACCGGATCGCCGAGCCGCCCCAGCCCGACGAGTCCGGCTGGCTGCTGCTGCAGCTGGAGGTGGCCTGACATGGCGCAGCACATGCAACAGCAGATCCTGGCCGCCTGGCGCGTGGATCTTGTGCTCGCGGCCACCCTGGCTGGAGACAGCGTGCGCGTCGAAGGTCGCAACGCATACCCGGTAAGTGCCCTGCCAGCCATTGATATCAGCGCGGCGGACGAAGGCATCGAACCCCTCTCGGGCGGGCGCGGTGGCCTGGCCACGCTGCACCGGGAATTCCTGGTCGATGTCACCAGCATCGCCACGGGTGAGCAGGCACGCGAGCAGGCCATGGAGCTGCATGCGCAGATCGAGGAGCGCATGGGGCCTGCTGCTGGCGGCGTGCTGCACGGCTTGCTGATTGCGCCACCGCGCCTGCGCGGCATCCGGGGGCAGTGGGACGACGCCGCTACCCAGCCCATCTACATCGTGCGCGGCATGTGGCTGTGCCGATACCTCACCGCCGAGGGCGCCCCGCGCGGCCCGGCATCCCATCCTTGAAAGGAAACGACCATGGCAGTCCAAAACGTTCGTACCTCGGCCGGCAGCAAGCTGCTGATCTGTGCCGCCCGGCCAGCATCCTACGATGCTGCCGGCTTCCAGGCCCTGGCCTTCAAAGAGATCGCTGAGATCACCGACCTGGCCGAACTGGGCCGGGAATACAACCAGGCCACGCATTCGCCCCTGGCAACCCGCCGCATCGTCAAGCGCAAAGGCAGCTTCAACGATGGCAGCCTGTCCGTGCCCATGGCCCGCGACATGAACGACGAAGGCCAGGTGCTGCTCAAGGCTGCATCTGTGTCCGACGACAGCTACAGCTACTGCATCCGCCTGCAGGACGGTTCGAGCCACTATTTCACGGCGCAGTGCATGAGCTTCAAGCTCAACGTGGGCAGCGTCGATTCCATCACGGCGCACACGGCGCAGTTGGAAATCGACAACGACATCATCGAAGTCCCGGCCATCTCGTTCACCCTGGCCTACACGGCCGGCGCCAATGGCTCCATCGTGGGCGTCGCCAGCCAGACCGTGCTGCAGGGCGCCACGGGCAAGCCTGTGTTCGCGCAGGCTGCGGCCGGCTTCGACTTCGAAAAGTGGAGCGACAACAGCACGGAAAACCCGCGCTCCGATGCCAACGTGCTCGCCAACGTGGCGGTGCAGGCCAGCTTCATCCCTGAGTAATTCGCCGCCGCCTTGCCCGGCTGCGGCCGGGTGGCATGCCCCTCTGTCTTTCTTTCATCGCCACCACCATGCTCAA